GCCCCTTTGAAGGTATAACCCTCAGTAGCGATCGTTTTAGATCGCTACCCATGACTCCCGACAGCGCGGAGCCACGCTAACACTGCATTGTCGCCCAAGGGCTCGCTCGTACCACTGAGTGGTATGAGGCGATCCCACAGGCGCCGCGGCGGTGAGCCGCAGGTCCCCACACGTCGGAGACGGGTCTTCTAGACCCGCCCCCCGCGTGAGTAGCCAATGGTTTAGAGACCACCAGGTCTCAACACTAGGGTCCCACTTCTGGGGCCCTACAGTGGATACCAGTACTTCCCACCTTTGCAAATCGGTGGAGAAGCGTACTCGTGGTTCACGTGTGTTCCGGAACTTGTAAAGGTTCCGAGCCAGTGGCGTGAACCCCCCGCCGCTTTCGCGGTTAGGGGGTGCGTACAGACAGGATGGTGACTGATCAGGACGACCAGAATATCCAATCTTGTACTTAGTACTCGAATGAACGTAGGATTCGAACCAGCAACTAGTCCTTTGCAGATCAGGTCGGTTCAGTACGATCCGATTATAAATGTCAACACCTTTTAAAGTGGTGACAAGATCGGGCCGTCTAACCGGTTCAAACCTGAGCTTCAGGGGTGTGACATCGACGCCTCGGTAGGCATCCATACCACACGATTCTCTGAAGTAGCCTCTGCAATAGGATTTCTTAGTGTTCACCTTGAGATTACAAAGCTCAAGGTCCTTACACACATTAGAATAGAACTCGCTGGGGACTATAATATCATCCCCAAAGATACGAATCCTACTCGCAACCTCCCATAACCGGGCCCTTCCTGGGGGCCTGGCCGCGACATAGCCCATGCTTTTCAGCACGGAAGCCAATGTTAACGCAGAACTCACAATAGTGAGAACAGGAAACGTTTTACCGTCTCCCATAGGAGCGAACATATGCAGATGACGTGGCACACATTCGCCAGGTAACATCACTGCACTTGGTCTCGTAGCGCTGAACGCAGCCCAATCCTGGGCCGGGAACAGATACTTGACCAGCTTAGCAGGTATACGATCACTCGCGTCGGACAAGTCCAACGTGGCGACCGAGCGGCTAATGCTCCCCTGGTAAGCAAGGACCCGCGAGGGTTCCTGCGAACTCGGATCATAGCATTGACTTAGCCAGGTTTTGTGGATCGCTCGACGAATGGTTTCCCACACGCCTAATTGACACCACACGGCCTCGAGAGGTGAAATGAATACCCCCCGCGGCCCCTTCCAGTCCTTTGGGACTAGACTAAGTCGCGCAATTACACGATCAAGACAGGTCCCACTTCTGTGGGGCTCGTCATGGCACGACGGCCTGAGGATTGAATCCTCGTATGCCATCATGTCATTCGCGTAAAACGGCTCGTGCCCACACCAGCTTGTTAGCTGGTAGGGCATTTGCCGCATGGTAGGAAAGACGAACTTGTCGTCCCCCCTATACCGTTGCGCTACTGCGCCGGGACCGTGTCGACAGGCGCCAGTGATGGCGCTTGGACTGAGGTCCCAGCTTCCTGCGGCGATGTGCACACAATATCGGGCAAGCCGAAGTAGCTCAGAATGAGCGTGATCAGCAAGCCTCCAATTGTGGCACGACGCCTCGTTTTGGTTGTACTTTTCAAGGTACTTCCTTTCTTGTTCGGGTGTGTATGCTGTCTCAACCTTCAGCGGAAACGATAGCACTTGGTAGATGTCGCGAAAGATCGCGGCTCTCCATGGCCTAGCGTAACGCATGTTCCGATAGAAACACGCATCGAACTTATCAAAGAACATCCTCGTTGAAGAGGACGCCCAGTGACCATCGGTTCCAACTGACTCGGCAGCTTGGAGGAGTGCATCTTTACACTCCTGGAGCTGTGGGAGCGATATGTTGTCGCGAACCCTTAGTCCGAGGTCCTTGGTCAGGCACAAGAACGGAGTATATACTGAGTTCTTCATGGTATACATTATGCGCTAACAGCCTATATCAGGCACTACTACACAGGACGATTGAGAATACTTAGCCGTAGATGAGAATCGACGGTTTAGTACTCGCCTTGGTACACGGAATAGAGAAGTGCAGCGTCGTCCGCGAGGATGGCTCCGCACAGGATCTCGAATCCGGCCTTGAACTCCTCGTACGTCACCCCGGAAGGGATGTCGCACTGGAACTTCACCGAGAAGTGCTCCTCATCGACCGGGTTCGACTCAGTGTCGAGCCGGGTAAGGAGCTGGTCAACCGACACCAGGCTACGTTGGAGATCGCTTTTGGCGGTCCGCGGCGTATGCTGGATACGGAGATCAGTCGGCGAAAGACTGCTAATAGCAGAATTCCGTCGAAGATGCACAGACGGTGAACTGGAAACGACTCGCGGAAACGCGAGCGCGGTACCAGGGAGTTGGGTCGCTCCAATAGTGGAGCAGTCCAGGGCTTTGATAGACAGTGTGTCGTCCATATGATTACGTGTATTAGTAGGAAGCTTTTAGCTTTTTGGTAAGCTTCTTAGGAACCAATCCCAGTCCCGCTAGCACGGCTAGAAACCCTTGGGTCACACCCATGCGGAAGCGGAACGAATCAAGGACTGAGGGAGGCAGTCGTGGAGTACGGTTATAATGCGTGTACTCCGCTCGCAATGGATCGTAACGATGCCAGTACTGTGCCGACGCGGAATTGGGGTAGAACCCCTTATCCTCGAGATGGCAAGCTGCCACTTCACGACCATAAGTCAACTTACTGGAAGACCAGTAAGAGACGTCATACTCTGTTTGCGTTTGCAGCCAGAGCGTATCCAGGGCGTCGTCAACTGATAGAAACCAGTCAACGCACCATGACCAAGGGAGAACATCCCAGATCAGGCGTGCACCGTTAACCCCAACAAGGGCCTTAACGTACCTATCGAAGTTAGCGCTGTACATCGGCCTTTTCAGGTCGACAACGACGCCATCAACATGTAGGTTCTGGACCTTTTCTGTCATCCAATAATAACCGTAGTTAGAATTGAACGACGAGGAGCTCGTATTCCGAGTCCCCTCTGTTAGGCCTGTCAATCGTCTGACGATTCTTGTCTTTCTCTCTTTGACCCCTTTAGAAAGGATCTTGGAGATAGTCGACACGTCAGAGATCGTCGGTAGAATACCGAACGAATACCCGAGAGTACCGTTGCGATACGCATCCAAGAGAGCAAGCAAGGTGTTCCTGTTCGATACCTTTCGGTACCGCTTACAGAAATCCTTCCTTGCACGCTCCCACTTCTTGATCGCACTAATACCCCCACGAAGGGGGCCTCGCTTTCCAGCGAGGGCGAACAGTTCTGGAAGATCCCTGCTCTCTATCAGTGTAGTTGTCGCATTCCACTCCTCTATGGCCTTAACGACCATAGCAGGCAGTTCACCCAAACGATCGGGAGAGTCTGCCGCGAGGGACCTTAGGGTTCCTTCGTTCGGAGCAGTCAGTGAGACCAGAGCCTTACTTTTAGCGGCCGACCAGGCCGAGTAGTAAGGGATAGTATTTTCGGACACAATGCCCTTCCACCAATACTGGTACGCTTTATGCGTAACAGGGGTGGTACAGGCAGTATAGCCGAACCCACTGTGCGGGCACACCAAGGGAACAACCCTCGGCACCCGCAACTTGACATGATCGCAGAACTTAATTCTCCGATCAACACTCGTATGTTCGTCCGTAATCTGATCAATGTCG